GAGAGATAGTGAAGTAAGTTTAGTAGGTATGACAACCCCTAGTGCGTCTACAGGATGCCATACCGCTGCAGAGTTAGTAGCATATGCTGCTCGTGTGAGCAATCCCAGTAATCAGAACAATGAGAAGACTGCGCCAAAGTTGTTACGGTATCTTATTAAAGAAAATCACTGGTCTCCGTTCGAGATGGTAAGCATCACGATGGAAATTAAAACGACTCGCGATATCTCTAGGCAGATATTGCGCCATCGTTCGTTTTCGTTCCAAGAGTTTTCTCAGCGTTATGCGGTGAGCGAATCGTTTACGACAAATCGTGAAGCGAGAAAACAGCACCCTACCAATCGCCAGTTAAGCGAGAAAGACGAAGATCCAGTTGTACAACGTAAAGCACAGGAAGTCTTTACAGAGATGCAGGCAGAGGTCTCTCGAGTCGCTAAAGACTACTACGAAATGGCACTTAACACTGGCATTGCTAAAGAACAAGCGCGCGCACTGCTTCCTGAGGGTCTCACTGAGACTACTTTGTATATGGCGGGAACGCTACGTTCTTGGGTGCATTATTGTGAACTGAGGCGAGCACATGGGACTCAGGCAGAGCATATGCAAGTCGCTGACAAATGTTGGGAAATTCTTAGCGTGCATTTTCCCGATGTAGTTGAGGCAGTGGATACGCTAGATAAAGATCGGCAGGAAAAGCGATGAACGGCAAGAAAGCAAAACTTCTTAGGAAAGTAGGTAAGTTGACAAAGCGTGATAAAAAGTTATATAATATGTTGAAACACGAGGAGAAAGAAGTTCTTGCCGTTTTGTATCGACATTTAATAGAAAAGAATGAACATATTCCGGTTAAATAATTGTCCTAGGCGCGCTGCTCAAGATCAGTGCGATGAACATATTCGTAAAATGTACATTGAGTCTGCACAAATGTTGTGCACGACTCATCGTATCTGCGATGGTTACGAAACAAAGCGTCCGTCCAAGTCTGGTAAGACGATTGTTCGCTATTGGAAACACCCCGATGTGAACATGGAAAAAAACCTATATGCTGTTGTTCACCGCAATCACCCTTCTACTATATGGACCAGAGAATCTAAGCAAAATTATATATGGCACTACGAACATTTTGTTGCTTTGCTAGACGAATACACTTTCCGCAGAGGAAAGGTTACTAAAACCGATGTTCAACTTCGTTACTTGTTGAAAGATTCGCCTTTGAATATACCGAATATACCGCAAACCCGTTTCAAGCTTGCTATGGCAGACAATCCTGAGTGTATGTTTCCAGACAACCCAGTAAAATCATACCGTATGTTCTATATAAGTAAAAGAAACCGCATTAATATGCATTGGACTAAGAGAAAACAACCAGAATGGTTATGATCAGTAAAACTTGGAATCTCCTTCCGGAAGAGGCCGACACTGGATATACAACATGGAAACCAAATCAAAATTGGCAACATGGTTTGATGTATCGAGCGATGTGCTATTGTAAAGAATTTAGAGTTGCAATAGATGTTGGCGCGGCATATGGCGCGACAACAATACAATTGGCTAAAAATTTCGAAGAAGTTTATGCGATAGAAATGTTGCCAGATTTGATTCCATTTCTTAAAAAAAATACCGAGAAATTCGATAACATATATTATCATAATGTAGCAGTAGGAAAAAAATACAGTAAACACACTTTTAATTACTATCCAAAATATTCAGGAAGATCTGGTAAGAATAGTCAACGCGGTAATAAGTACTGGCAAAGTCTTACCGCAGAAGATGAAATTAAACTCGAATTAGAAGTAAAACCATTAAAGTTTCTTAAAGAAACCCCCACATGGAGAAATGGTGCTAATCCTACTGTGATAGATCTTATTAAATTTGATATTGAAGGATCAGAATTGTACGCTATACAAGGAGGCGCGTCTCTTATACGAACACATTCTCCTGTTATTTGCATAGAAGTCGCGCCAAGCAGCAAGTCCGTGATAGGGAGTGAATTCCCAAAGAATGGGTATTTCTTCGAGCAGGTAAGCAAATCATTATCTTCATTAGGTTACGCCATAGTAGAAAAATGGCGAGGCGACTCAATTTGGGTCCCATTAGACCGATTAAATGGGCGCTTGAATCATGCGCTCAAAGAAAGGAGAGAATTTTTTAGTGAATGGTAAAGGCAGTAAACCAAGACCTCTTAGCGTTAAACAAAATGAATTTGATGCGCAATGGGATCTTATTTTTGGAGGTAAAAATATGAAAAAACAGACAATGGAGTCGCCTCATCTAGAGCATAAGCGTAGAGACGAAATCTGTGAACGTGTTTCAACGCATTGGTCGACCAATGGTAAAAAAGAAGCAATTGTCAACAAGACGCAGAATGGGTTTGAGGTAGATCTGTATGAGAAGTCACGGTTTATTCGAACCGTTGATTGCCATACCAAAAGTATTGACTGGGCAGAAGATACTGCTGAGAATTGGACGTTGGGGGTTTTGGTATGAAAATAGTAGTTGCTGGTTATGGTCCCGTCGGTATTGCGGTGAGTGCGGCGTTAGAGTTGCGCAACGGCGTTGAGGTTTTTATTGATGATCCTGCAAAGGGGCATAACTATTATCGAGATGAACAGATCGATCCTCCTGATGGCGTAGTAGTCTGCGTTGCCACGCCTATGCGCGAAGATGGTTCTTGTAATACAGATCACGTAGAAGAAGTGTTTCATAAATATGGCAATGTAAAGTATCTGATCAAATCTGCTGTTGATCCAGTGTGGTTGTGTGGCGAGACTCCTAACAAACTCAAGCGTATGCGAAAGAGCATTACATACTCACCTGAGTTTCTAGCAAGTTCTAATATTAATCGTTCGCCTACTGATGAATTTTTAAATCAAACCTTTGCTATTTACGGTGGCGATGACTGCCGTTTTTGGGACGAATTACTAAAACCATCGTTACCGCTATTAAAAGAAGTCAAATACTGTAGTCTAGAACAAGCAGCGTTCTCTAAGTATGTCGAAAATAGTTTTCTTGCGACCAAGGTCGTTTTCTTTAACGAGATGTATAAAATATTTACTGCATGTGGGTTTGAAGGATTTGATCAAATGATAGACGCTATTACTATAGACCCACGAATCGGAAGGTCGCACACTCAGGTTCCTGGTCCCGACGGTAAATATGGATACGGCGGACATTGCCTTCCTAAAGATATGGCGGCATTAAGATCTCTTTCTAATGATACGCCGCTGTTAGACGCAGTAACAGACGCGAATGAGGAATACAGAGATGGCCAGGAAAAAGTTTGTACCTAAGAAGAAGAAAACATTAATTCCCGAACCTGACTGGGATAAGTTAAGAAAAGCAAAGACTGAAGAAAATAAGATCGCCGCTTTTAAATCTGTGGCAGACTTTGTTCACTTTGAGGTTTCTGATAAGGAGCAACTCCATTGGTTAAAAAAATGGATACGCGAATACTCTGACTGGAATATGCATGAAGAAACTGTGGTCATCCCACCCGCGTACTTAACCTCGTTTTCTAAATATGGATGGATTGCTATCAGACTCGGGTTTATACCAGATTCGATTCGCAATAGTTTGGAGAAAAACCTCAAACCTATTTTACAGAGAGCACAATTTTTAAAAGATAAAGATAAGACCGAATTAATAGACCTTCCGAAAGAACCCGATTACTTTTTACATCCCGATAAAGTAAAGAGTTGGTTGACCACTTGGAAATTGTTTGTGACAAATAATAAGAAAGACGAAGAGTCGCCAGACAGATCGATTCGAATGCGTTATCAGTCTGCACAAAGTTATGTTACAAATATGCAGAACTATTTGCGCACCGGCATTTGGAACGACATGTGGTTCGGAGAGCGAAGAGAACAAAAGGTCCGTTTGGTTTGTAAAGCAATAGCATACGAAACAGACGGCACCGTAAAGAGAAATGTTGGTACTTGGTATCCAGATATCCAACGCGTATGGGAGAAAAATGATCAAACTAGACGGACTGATGATTAATAAAAATAAATTTAGCAAGATAGTAGAAGAAACGGTGTCAACAACAACATTATCTTATATCGACGCTATTGTTTATGTATGTGAGAATAATAGTATTGAAATAGACGATTGTAAAAAATTTATCTCTGCTTCTATACAAGAAAAATTAGAAAACGAAGCAAGAAAATTAAATTATTTGCCTAGGAAAAAAAATAAAGGACTTTTTGATGCGGTATAAGAAATTATATCCTGATAACTGGGAAGAAATTCAAAGCGAACTACAATCCTGGGCGAAAATAAATCCGCCACCGTTGCCTGTTAAAGGATGGTATACATTTAGTCAATGGCAAACAAGCAATTTCTCATTAGACGAAATCCCTTTGACTTTAAAATGGTTGGAAGAAACGTTTGAAAAATTACCAGATTATGTCATGCGGATATGTATTTCGCCGCATCTTCATTTTGCGCCACATAAAGATGAAGGTTTGGCGCCAGCACTAAACATTCCTATTTCTGGTTGTAAGGAATCCGTTACAGAATTTTATCAGTTTGAATTTGAAGATGTGCAACGTTTTGATTTAACTCCTGAGGAAAACCCTGAAGAAATACTTGCAGGTTATTCGCTCAATCCTAGTTGTCATAACGCCGAAGTTGTAGATCAATATATTCTAGATACTCCAGTTGTTTTTGATCAAACTCTTTGGCACGGAGTTCGGAATGGAGAGCATGTCCGAGACTGTTTAAGTTTCAGATGGCATCCTCCGCAAGTACCGCGTGTACTATGGGATTGACATTTTTTAAAAAATATGTTAATATAAATAGTCTATATTATGAATAATGTGGATAAAATAAAATACTAAAAATACACTGTAATACGAGGAAAAAAATATGTCTTTTGCAGAACTAAAGCGCAATCGCGCAAACTCAATCGCCAAGTTGGTATCGGCGGCATCTACTGAATCTAACCCAGAGAAGAAGTCTTACGTTGATGAACGTCAATGGAAACCCACGGTAGATAAAGCAGGAAACGGTTACGCTGTAATTCGATTCCTTCCTGCTACCGAAGGCGCTGAACTGCCTTGGGTTCGTTACTGGGATCATGGATTTAAGGGACCTACTGGTCAATGGTACATCGAAAAGTCTTTGACTTCTATCGGTCAACAAGACCCTGTTTCTGAAGCAAACAGTAGACTATGGAACTCAGGTGATGATCGTGATAAAGATATTGCGCGCGAGCGCAAGCGTCGTCTACATTATGTTTCTAACATTCTAGTAGAGTCTGATCCCGCCAATCCACAAAACGAAGGGCAAGTCTTTTTGTTCACATATGGCAAAAAGATCTTTGATAAAATTATGGATGTCATGCAACCACAGTTCGCTGATGAACAACCTATTAATCCTTTTGACTTTTGGGAAGGCGCGTCATTCAAACTGAAGATTCGCAACGTGGAAGGATATCGTAACTACGATAAGTCTGAGTTTGCTTCAACCTCAACTCTTTCTGAAAGCGAAGATCGTCTAGAAGAAATCTATAGTGGTTCATATGATCTGAAAGAGTTCTCTGATCCTGAAAACTATAAGAGTTATGCTGAACTAGAAGCAAGACTGCATATGGTACTTGGTCAATCTGTTGCTTCCGATTATCCTGCATTGGATAACGTCCAAGCATCCCCAGAGCCACGTGTAGTTCCCGCTCCTTCTATCGCATCTGACGATAACGAAGAAGAAGAAGACGCCATGTCATACTTTGCTAAACTTGCTGAAGAAGATTAATGACGAAAACTGTTCTTACCAATTTCAGATTAGATGAGGAAACTCATAAAAAATTTAAAATCTGGTGTATTGAAAACGATACAACTCTTGCTGATTACCTTAGGAGCACCATTGATAATACTTTGGCGGGAAAGGTTAATGGGATATCTACAAAGAGACCCCATAAGAAAAAAGAATCAGAATTGAGCACTTGGTTAGAAGAATGGGATTAAGGGGACTTCGGTCCCCTTTTTTTTATCTTATCATATTCGGCGTCCATACGCCTGTGTTCCATTGATCTAATATCGATCCTGAAGATCCTCTGCTAGACGCATCACCACCGCCTTCTCCTGTCGATGTATTAGTAGTAGTATTATAAGTTGGACTCATAATTATGGGCGTCGCAGGTAATGCTTGTGCTGCCTCTGGGTCGAGTAATGCATCAGCAGCTTCTATTCCTAATGCGCGACCACCGTAACTCCCTATCAGACCTCCAATAATAGCGCCAGTAAGCGTTCCTAAAACCGGGATAGGAATTGCAGTTCCTGCTGCTGCTCCTGCTATTGCTCCTGCTCCGAACCCGCCTACTCCTGCCCCGACTGCTCCGGCAGTTTGAACGTTTTTTTCTCTTTCTGACAACCCTTCGTTTGTTCGAATTTGCCCTATCTCATAACCCGTAAGAGCTACGCCGCCGACTGCAAATGCTTTACTCGCACCGCTCAATATTTTAGAACCGGTAGATCCGGATACTCCTCCGCTTACACCGCTAGGAGACCCTGTGGTTGCCGAATCAGGCCAAATAAGATCAAGCAGTTTTGCTTGGTTTTTTGCAATGTCTATTGCATATGTTGCGCCTTTAGATTGTACTTGAAGTTTTCCGTTACCCAAATCTTGAACAACGTTAGCTACTTTCACTTCCCCTTTGGCGTTTTTGTATGCAACACTTTTACCTGGCGAATATTTCCCATTTGGGGTAGATGTACCGCCTGCAGTTTTAGACGTTTCATTGGGAGGGGGGGATGGTGCTCGCCGAGACAAAACTTTGGTCCCGCCAGCGCTGACTCCTAGAGCAGTTTGCGCTAAAGCAAGAGCCAAGGTATTCATGTTTACTTGATACTTATCGAGACCTTCTAATAACCCATCCATAAATGTGTCAAACTTGGTTTTATACTGATCAAAATTATCAAGAAACGATTTTAGAGCGCCGAGACCAGTTAACAGAGAAGCGAGACCGAGCAACGATTTAAGCATAGTATTGTCTGCAGCTTTACCAAGCATTTTACCGACATTCGGCAATCCAAACCCTATCCCCCTTTTAGCACTGTTATTTTCTCTTTTAGATTCCAGCATCTCACCTCGTCGGTTAAACGTGTCTCTAAAAAAATCGTCAAATTTATCTTCAATGTGTTGCAAATGTTCATTGGTTTCGTTTTGACTTTCGGTAAGATCTGCTAATGATGTCATTGCTGTTTTTGTTCCTCTTTAACCTTTTCTAAATACTGATGAAGTAAAGTAAGATAAGCCTCTCTCTCCCATGGTATCATATTATCTAACTCTGTCAAACTATACTTATGATATTGAATTAAAGCAAAATTTGTTTTGTAATATGAAATCATATTGACATGAGAGAGGCATATTAAAAAAAAGTTCTAATTCCTTGTAATTTGTGTTCTTGTTCTTCGTTACATTGTCCACATTTAAAATTAACGTCTTTAGTAACAACTGGCATTTCAGATATAAAATCGTCAATTGATTTTAATTGATCCGATGTTAACGAATCTAAAAATGCTCGTATTTCTTCTTTTGATTCTTCTTTAATCGGTAATCGCTCTTCTTTTGTACAAACTGCATCAATAGAGTTAAACAAAAATTCTTCTACAACGTTTTCGTTATTAAAATCAAAATCGCTATAAGAAGGATACCTCATTTCTAGAGAAATTTCTTTCGACAATTTAACCTTTGGATTTTTTATTACCTCTTTACAAAACACCTCTTTGACATTTATTGAGATTTCGTTATCGGTTTCGCAATGCGGACACGTTAACAAAATATCTGAAGTTTCTCCGACGGAGACTGCCCTAATTTGCATAAACAGGTATTCCATATCAAAAGTAGTAAGAAGTTTTGGATCAAGTTTTGGCGTGCAACACGAAACGACCGCTTCGATCATAGCATTAACAATAGACTCTAAATCTCCGCTTTCATTAGCGAGCATTAATACTTTTTCTTCTTTAACCAAATATGGTCTGTATCTAATCTTCTTTCCATTCGATGGTATAACCATGCTATACTTTGGTGTATCATTCAATCGCGGTAACGCCATAATTTATATCCTTATTTAAATTTTAATTCCTATCGCTTTTCCTACCCTGGTCTTAATTTTATCTTCAACTCTATCGCGTAGTTGATGTAATCCACCAGTTATTTCTCGTTCTATTTTAGATAGCAGATTGTCATCTTGTAATCCTGAACCGGACCAATTTTTATATCTGAAAGTTATAGTTATTTCTGATAACCCTTGAGCATTATCGTCTGAGAGTTGCTCATAATTAATAATCTCTGGATACGCTTCATATAAAGTACATACGTAACTGTTGCTTCCTGCTAGATTTAGATCTACTTCTATTCCGTCAACGCCTATGGACGTGCTTATAAGGTTTGTTCCAAAATTTATAGGACCTACGTTAGATAATCTTCTTTTAATAAATGATGGCAAGGGTAAATTAAATTGTTTTTCAAAAAGTGGAACATTAAGTTCTTTTTTTAATTGTCGTATTTCTATAGTTCTAACGTAATCGTCATAATATCCAACATAATGATCAGTCGGGTCTGATGATTGCCAATTCGGTATTATGCTGTTCATCCACGTTTCAAAATATTTTCTTACTCCTTGATCATTCATTACTCGAAAAGTCATTTGAATCGGTTGATATGTCATACCATGCGCTACTTCAGTCGTACTCATTCCAATTTCTCTAGGAATTGTAGCGAGGTTAAAACTAGGTAGCTGCACATTTTTGCACAATAAATTTAGATCTCTAGGGTCTTGTCCTGATTGTTCAAACCTAGGAAGTATCACCGAGAACAAATTAGATCTAGCGAATCCATTATGTTTAGTAATTTGTGATGAAAGTTGATCTATGCTTGCTGTTTTACTAGCGCTCATTTATCATGCTCCTTGAATCTGCCCAGATTTTTGATTGGGAACCGCGCGACCATTGCGCTGTTGGTAAGAAAGTTGCAATTTCCCATTCTGGTGCGGGAACTTCTGCTAAGTTACCTTCAATGTGAGCAGTAAGATAATGTTTAAAACAAGGTTTAAAATATTTCATCTTTGCTGCTTTTTTTAAATAATTGTATGAAACTGCAAATTTGGTGTTATCGTTATATTTTTTATCTGATGTGATGTCCATAAGTCCATCTAAAAACTTTGCTCGTAGAGTCAACGGTAAGTAATGGAGATTCAAACCATGAAATCCGCCAGGAGCTTTTTGCACTGCAATTACTAGAGGGAAGTTATCCCAGTATGGAAGTTTTGCTCTTGTTTTAGGATCATAGAAAAACATGTACATTCCGCCCACAGCGGAACGTTGCGTTTTTCTTAACTCTGGTTCGCTAAGTAATGCTCTACGATTAGGTTGCATTCCAGAGAGTTTATTACGAAACCATCTTCGCGATTGATTTGTACGCGGAGTTATTCCTGCACGGAACGCTTCTTGTTCAACTGTTTGAAATAGATTACTCATGAATCTATTTATAACGAATTACGAAGGTTGTTTAACTTCTGGTTCTTCTGCCGCCATTTGTTTATACTCAGAAAGTTTTTCTGCGGTCTCGTACTTTTCAGGAGAAGAGAAAATTTTTCCGGAAAAGGTGCGATACAGATAGTAGGTTTTTTCAGACTGGTTTGCTGTTGATTCTGTCATAATTGAGATAGTGTTTTGCATTATATAGTATTTTTATACTTTTAAAATCGGTTTCCATAGTTCAGCAATTTTTATACCCTTTTTTTGCCTCGATAGACCGGCTGCGCTACAATGTTTGCAAGTTTTATTAGAATTTGTTCTATTAAAAATTAAAGATTTTCTTAATTCGTTTAATGATTCTGAATGCATCCAAAGTTCCGAAAAGGCAGTATCGTTTACGTTTCCAAAAGAACCTAAAGTTCTTTCCCAATTATGACAACAAGCTCTAATACTTCCATCATAATCTATAAACGATTTAGTAATAGGATACCAACACGGAACAGGTTTTCGAAACGAGTGTTTATACGTTGGTCTTTTCCCCGTATAAGGATCCATCAGACCGGCGCGATCTAGGTATGTCGGCGTTTTGTAATATCTTCGATAAAATTCTATGTCTAGGATTCCTACTAAAGACTTTATTTCCTTTAGATATTTTGCTAATCTTTCGTCGTCGTCATAGCAATCGATAAGCATAGATGTTAAACCAGTGCTTTTTAAACGCTCCGCATTAAATGGTCCATATCCAGGAATAGAACCTTTAATAAACCTGTCGCCGTTTGTTATTAAGTTAGTTTCACATTTAGGTAAATTTTTAGAAACGTATTCGATCATTTCTAATATTTTTGGATGTAACAGAGGTTCGCCATAGCTACCAAATATAATAGTTCCGACATAGTTGTTCTTTTTTAAATTGTCAACAGTGTTTTTGACAGTTTCCAATTCCATAAAAACATTATTATTAGGAAACAGTTCTTCATTGTGATGCGGGCACATCCAACATTTTCTGTTACACAAATCTGTAATGTTAAATTCCACTGTTGTTAGACCTAATAAAAATTTAGAATTCGCCGATTGCTCTTCAAATAAATCAGTATTTTCTAATTGATAATGGAAATCTTTGTCTGCTTTAAAAACCCAATGGCTCCTATTTAAATCAATTGACGGATGATCGAACTCTGCAATGTTTACGAATTGTTTTCTAGTTAAGGATATGTGTAATTGTTGTGTAATGTAATCATCGCCTGGGTATTTCATTTTTTTCTCGAATATGGTTTTAAACGTTTTGTAGACTTAGGTTTTATGCCTAGTTTATCAAGTTCTATTTCTGTCCAGATTAAAAATTCCCAATTTCTATCTTTGCAGTATCTCTCGGTCGCGCTCCATTTATTTCTATTTTTTACATATGTCATTCCTTCTGAAACGTAACGTTTCGTTTTTTTCGCGCCTTGCGGTGGAACAGTTTCTTTTTTCGGTTTAACTTCTATTAATACCGTTTTGTTGTTTGACCAGGTTACTTTAAAATCTGGAAAATATCGGTGATATTTACCATCAACCTCATACAAATATGGAATAATAACCTCTTCGCTGGACCACGATTTTACGGAATTTGAAGTGTCGAAAAACATCATACAATATTTTTCCCATAAACTACGATAAAAAACTTTGGTATGATCGCCTTTATATTTGGCAGAATTTTTAATTCTATATTTTCCTGAATAAGCCATGATCTCTATAAATAAATGCAACGTAAACTTATTTATTGGGAAAGCAATGGCGTTTGTAGAACCAGGATCAACAGAAAGAGTTCCGTCGAATCCGACGACGACTACTGAAGCAAAAACTCTCGAAGAATATAAAGAAGAGACAGATCTTCGGGATCAACCTGGCAGGACTCGTAGAGAATACACGCAACTTTATTATCCATTAGACATGCGAGGCAATTCTAGATTTCCAGGAAGTATAAAATTTCGCGCTCGACAGTTAGAAAGTCAAAGCAAAGTTACTGGTTTGCTTTACGATATTATAGACGGAATATCTAAAAAGATTACGTCTTTTGCATTAGACGAGTCAACTGAACTCGGAGTGGGTTCCAATAGTGGTAAAAGCGAAGCGAAAGAAACTGGAGCCGAGTCTGAAAAATCAGAAAGAGAAGTTTCGAGCGAAGTAAAAAACGAAGGGTTTTTGTCAGGAGCCTTAGACGCTATTTCTGACACTTTTTCAGATATCGCAGACTGGGCGAACGGACCCATCAGCACTCAATCGTTTCGAGATACTTTGTTAGATGACGGAAAAGATATGGGATTTGTAAAACTTCCTCTTCGTCAACAACTTCAATTTACTGATAGATTAGACTATCAAAATGCAGATCTGGGATTAATTAATGGAGCTATTGAAACAGCGGCTTCCAGCGGTCAAAGCGCAGTTGGTAGTTCTGTTAAAGCGATATTGCAAAGTAGTGGCGCATTTTTAACTGGCGGACCTACTCCTCAAGTTTCTGCAGTTGTTCTTAAAGGATTAGAAACAGCTGGATTACCATCGACCGGACTTTCCTCAGGTTCTAGGATTTCGTCCAATCCTAATTCTCGAACGCTATTCAAGAGTTCTGTGATAAGAAATTTCGCATTTAGTTTTTCTTTAGTAGCTAGAAATCCTAAAGAAGCAGAAGAAATTAAAAAGATTATTAAATTTTTTCGAATTTCTTGTTATCCCGATTTAATAACGCTAGGAAATATTCCTGCTGGATATATTTTCCCTGATTTGTTTGACATCTTTATTGAATACCGTGGGAAACCTATTGCAACTAGAATTTTGCCATGTTATTTGACAACAATAGATATTACTTACAACACTCCGACAACTGGAATGCACGCCGACGGTAATTTTACCGAGATTGGACTTAATCTTACATTTACAGAAGCGTTCGCGTTGAATCGAGCGAGAATCAATCAAGGTTACTAATATGTCAAATTATTTTAAAAATTTTAAAGTTGATCGTTATCGTTTTGGCGATGAACAATACTCCATATTGTTCCAAAGACTTTCAACTTATATTGATGTCCTCGATCGCGTTCAAGATAATTTAAGCGTATATACTAACACTACAATTTTATCAAATGAAAGACCAGACACTTTATCATATAGGATTTACGGAACGACTGATTACTATTGGACATTTTATTTAATGAACGAAAAGTTAAGGCAACAAAGTTGGCCGCTTACAGACAAAAGAGTGTATGAAAAATCTGAAGAAATTTACAATGGGTATTTTGGAAGATTAGATTTTGTTGACCTAAATGCATACAATACATTAATGCAACAAATTTCTTTATTGTATCCAGTAGGCGAATCGGTTAATTTAGTTACCAGCGGCGCAGCAAAAAGAGCAGCTACGGTTAAGAGTAAAAATTTACAAAATGCAGAAATATATTTTACTTCTTCTGCTGTTTTAAATTCTGATACTATAGTATCGGTCGAATATGCTGATACTAGTAACAGTTATAATTTTAGTGCTTTTGATTTCGAATTTAATGGAACACACCACTATACTAAAACTGGATCTGCAGTGGAATACGATTTGGTCGATAATCCGATTGATCCTGGAACTCCTGTAACTTTCCAAGAAAATTTTATTGCGGTAAATGAAGACGTAAGACAAATAAGAGTAATTAAACCCGATGAAATTGAAAAAGTCGTAGGCGAATTCAATAGACTTGTGAGTTAATATGGAATCCGGGACTTATCATTTTTGTACAAAAGCTATTTTGTCTGGAACGATTCTAGAAAAAATCGGAGTAGAAGTAGATATTCTTCCAAATATTTTGGAGTTTGTTTTTTACGAGGATATTCTAAATCCTTTTGTTCATGCTTCAATAAGTCTGATAGACGATTTTGGTTTAAGGCACGCGGTAAACTTACAAGGCACTGAAACTATTACAATCGAGTTTACCGAACAACTAGAAGAGCGAAGAGTTTTATTTGAAAAGAAATTCTATATTTCTCGTATAGAAGCAAACGCTCCGATTAACGATAGATCTGATGCTATTGTTCTGCATTTAGTAGAAGAGCATGTAATAATCAATGCAGTAAAACAAATTAGTAAATCGTATACAGGATCTTTTGAAGAAATCATAAAATCTATTTCTGAAATCGAATTGGGAAGGAAAATAGCATATAAAAATTTTAAACCTTCTGCGCAAGGACCAAGAAAAATAGTAGTTCCTTATCTAACCCCAATCGAAGCAATATGTTGGTTGCGCGATAGATCGTCTTCTAAATCCGGATTTCCGATGTTAGCGTATTCGACATTATTTGGTAATGATATTATTATAGAAAATATGGAGGAAAACCTTTCTTCTACGGTATTAAACCCAAAGTCGCCTTTGCGGCATACTTCAGGAATGCGATCGTCAGAAAACATCGCTGCTAAGAAAATTTATGCTATAGAAGGATTTAGAGATGTAAACTCTGAAAACATGTTACATATGATAGAAACCGGAACAATCGGATCTAGATTTTCCGTAACTGATATAAACACCGGAGTGACGACCAGGAAACACTATTCTATTAGAAATATTGTAGATGAGATGACAGTAAATAATTTAATAGATGGCAATTTTGCATATAATCTATTTGATCCCATACTTAAAATTGGTGAATCGTTATATGATTTGTACGACGCGAATAATGTTCATCAAATTAATACCACACGAACATATCCACAATTTAACAATTATCATGACGAAAGCAATGGGCAATCTTCGTTAAAATATAAACAACAGATGATTAAAAATATTTTAAATCGAAACACTTTGGATTTAAAAATGGACGGGTTTTTGTTTTTTGCTAAAAACATTAGCGTTGCGGATAAACTTCGTTTACTATTTTTGAATAGTGACGCTTCTGCTAATTCTATTGATGCCAATACTACTACAGATCACAGAAGATCTGGAGATTATATTATTACATCTATTAAAAATAGCATTTCTAAAACAGAACATAGCGTATTATTTTCAGGTTGTAAAGTAAACGATCTTCCTAATACCGGAAATGAATTATGACAACGGGACCGTTAAGACCGATAAATTATATGTACTATGGCGATGAAACGCGCTGGTTTATAGGTACAGTAATTAACGCTGTTCCGCCAGCTGGGTTTGAAGGAAGAGTTCGTGTTCGTATTCATGGAGTACATGATCCAGAAACTTCTAATGTTCCTGAAGTCGATTTACCATGGGCGCAAGTAATGATTTCTGCTACTGAGGGAGGTTCTTCTGGAATAGGTAGGTCTCCGCAACTTTTGGCAGGCGCGCAGGTTTTTGGTATTTTTATGGACGGCAGGCATTCTCAAGTGCCTTTGGTTATGGGTGTAATTTATCGAGACGAGTTCCCATCGGATATTCAAAAAGGTGTCACGTTTACAAGCGAAACTTCTTACAATAAACAACAATCTAGACTTCAAAATGTTGTAATTGAGGAATTACGAGACGACTTCCTAGAAACGACAGATGAGACTCTCAGAAGATTACAAGGAATGAAATTTTTTATAGACAACGGATATACTCCGCTTCATTCCGCTGCGATTGTAGCAAATTTACAAGTCGTGTCTGGTTTTAAATTACTTTCAGTTGCTGATGATCGAGTCGGCATTGCTGGATGGTTAGCGACAGGAAAACGGTTTAAAAACTTGAGAGACTTCGCTATATCTTATGAACCGCCAGCGACGACATTATCTTATTCTTTGCAATTACAGTTTATTTTGTACGAACTCAGAAACGATTTGCTCCTCGCTAATAAATTGTTGTTACAATCAAATGAAATAGAAGAAGCGACGAATATAGTCTCTAAATACTATACTAAATCAAATAAAAATGCTATTTCGATAGCAAAACAAGCATATCGTGAGGTATATCAATAATGGCACAAAGAGACGTCGACGGTGGCGGACCTATAACGCCCCCTGTACCCAAATGGCAGTCATTCGTAGATAAAATACAAGGAGATGCTAAAACAGCATATAATGATGTTGCTAAGAGCGCCGCCTTTTCTGCCAACGACCTAAAAAATTCTAGAGAAACATTGATCAATTCGGTATCTGGAGAAATTAAAGGCGGCATACAATCTCTTAGATCGGAAGCAGACCAATTTAAAGATAAACTTAATAACACGACTGCAGAAGGTTTAATAACCGATGGCGTTAATAGTTTAAAAAACATGGCTAAAACAAAAGTTAACGATCTTGTCGCCAGTACATTAACTTCTAAACTCGGCGCAAAACTTAGTGTCAATTTTATTGAAGACGAAAGAGGAAACCTTATAGTAGACGAGGCGTCGTTAGTTCCTGACGGTAACGATACAATCGCTAGTATTTTAAAAATATTAACAGGACTTTCCGGAGGAACGACTTCTCTTCAAAAAATAGTTACTGATACTGCGACTTCTCAAGTTAAAGCACAAGTAACCAATTTAGTGGGGAAGGTCGGATCTAAAGCCTCTGCTGCAGCTGTAAAAGAAGCAGCAAAAGAAGCAATTAAAGACGGTAAAGATGCTTTTGCTGCGCAGTCTTTTACCAATGTTAATAATACGTTTTTTTATGATTCGGCAAATACTGGAATTAATGGGGCTGCAGGCGCGCCTATACAAGTTACTAGAAATATGCAAGATGCAACAGATTTTAAAAATTCTGTGTTAGCAGAGATAGATAAACAGGAGGAAGACGTTTCTATAGTAGTTCCTGCAGAATTAGAAATTGAGTATGATGAAGAAGGGTTTAAAAGAGATTTAGCGGAAATGACTGGAAAAGACGGTCAAACTGTTTTTAATTCAATTAACGACAAAGATGATTCTTTAGATATTTTGGCAAATGAGACTACTAGATATTCAAATAAAATTTCTGCAAAATCTAACAACCCAGAACTTGGTTTATTAGAAGGCATTAGTACTTTTTTATTTACTGACGCATATGAGATAGTTCAAGAAATAGCGCCAGATATTCCTACTGACGTTCTTCAAAAAGTTGTAGCGTTATCTCAAGGAGACGCTGCAGATTTTTCAAATGCGGTTAGACTGGTCGATAAATTTAGTTCTAGTGATTATAACACTATAACGACAACTTTATTACAAGTAAATACAAGTATCTCCGATGCAACTAAAGTGGAAATACAAGAAAAGGTTTTTTCTGATCCTATACAAATCGGAGAAAATAATGATTTTTCATATATTTCTTCAGTTGAAGAATTACAGGCTGAGTTTAGTTTAATCCGAAGAGATGTAGATAAAATAATTGTTCATTGGACAGAAACGCATACCAACAGAAATATTGGTTCAGAAGAAATAGACAAGTGGCAGGAAGGGATAGTTTATAATTTGATTATAAGAAGAGACGGATCCATCCAGAGAGGGTTGCCGTTTTCAAAAAACGGAAATCATGCTCCAGGTTACGATGAAAATTCTTTGGGCGTTTGTTTTGTCGGAGGTATTAACGCTCCAACAGGCACGCCCGATTATGAAAACTTTATATCTGCTGCTTCGTTAACTCGTTCGCAGTTAAATTCGTTCGACCACATATGTAAAGCGTTCTATGCTTATTATCCTGGCGGTACTATAACAGGACATAATGAAGTGGACGAAACGCAGGAAGATCCGGGATTTGATGTTTTAGATTATGTTTTAGCGAGATTTGGTAAAGAAGAAGAATTAGAAAAAACGCCTATCTCTAATAAAACAAATAATGGTGGTTCTATTGGATCAGTTTCTGAACTAACTACTCTGTCGACTACTACCTACACCGAGACAGCAGAAGGTAGCGTATTAGAAGAAACAGTCGAGCGTTTTAAAAAACAAGGTGGCGGTGATGACTAATACTACTGATTCTATAAAAGAAAGAGAAGAAAAATTCGGACCAGAAATTGACACCAGTCCAGGAGTCCCTATAGACGGATTTTCAGATCCTAATGGAGAATATCCTAATCGAGAATATTTTTACGGTTCTGGTATATCTAAAGCGGCGAGAGGAGAAAAAATTAATGTTTTATATTCTGGCGGCGGCGACTTGGGCGTCGACGTCAGCGTGTCTGAACAAAAACCTTCTCAATATCCGTATAATCAGGCGCAAGAAACGCAATCGGGTCATTCTTTTGAAATGGACGATACTCCTGGCGGCGAAAGAATTTTAGTTAAACATAGAACTGGCGCAGGAATAGAACTTCGCGCTGATGGCAGCGTTATAATTTCTTCTAAAAGCAAAAAAGTATCAGTTACCGGCGGAAACGAAGTTGTTATAGTCGAAGGCAAAGCAGATTTAGTTTATAAAGGCGACGTTACGCTAAGAGTTGAGGGCGATTTTAATGTCGACGTTGAAGGTGATTATAATTTAAATATTGCTGGCGATAAAGTTGAAAACATTAAAGGAAGGCATAAAAAAGTCGTCGATAAAGATCAAAACTATACTATCCGAGGTTCCAGAGGAACCCAAGTTGGTAATGTAAATACAGAAACGATTTTGGGAACCAACAATTTTCTAGTAAAAGGAAACCAAAATTTTTATGTAGAAGGTAATATTGAAATGGCGGCTGGCGGTGATTTAACTCAATCATCGACAAATGAATGGACTGTTTCTGCTAATGTTGCGAATTTAACAGCAAGAACAGTTTCTATGCTGGGGCATAAAGGAACGTTTGGCGGACTTTTATGTGATTTCCAAGGAAAACATTTTGGCGGTCTTCCTTTAGGATTAACTAGTACCGCAACTTTTTATGGAACGTTATTAGGAAAAGCAAGCGAAGCAGTACATTCAGATATGGCGGGGTTTGCATACATGGCGGCTTTTGCTTCTACTGCTGGTGTAGCAGCAGTGGGAACGCCAGTCCCAGTACCCCCCGTTCCTGGGATTACTCCTTTTCTTCCCACTCCAAGTTTGAATATTCCTTCAGCGCCGATTATTGAAGCGCAGTTAATGACTACGAAATACGGTATAAGAAACGTTTCGATAGATTCTAAGTTAAGAGAAAAAATTGAGTTGAGAGACGAGTATTTTAATGCTTTTAATTTTGTTCCTAACGTACATCAAGTTCGATCTAAACTTAGAGACCCGCAGTGGAGAAAAAATTCAAAATTAACTGCAGTATTGGTATCTGAAGGAAGATTAGGCGCTGGATTTGCCAAAACGATTTCTCCTAAAATAGGAAGAACTGTTGGTAAAAAAGGAACCGTAAATTTTGGCGTAAATTTAATCGGCAACAATCCTGCAGATAATAGAAGTAAGAGATTTAAAATATTATGAAAATTTCAGTTGACCCGAAATACGACCCACGAAACCAATCTGAAATATTGGGAAGTACTTCTTTAGCAGATGGAGTAACTTGTTCTAAATTTTTAGGATCTAGGGGATCCAGAACAAATTTTGATAGATTGTATAACAAGTCTTTTGATGGACCCGCAGATCGATTTGAAATAACAAATTACCTTTATCTACAAACACAAATTTACAAAATGGCGACGGAATATGTAAATTTTGCCAATCATAGGGTAATTATTTCTGATGGCGTGTATGAACCTACGCCATATTTCGTACAAGGTTCATATGCTGGCGAAACGCCGAGCGCAAATAGCATTAACGATTATCGTAGAACTGGGAGGGCGATAGGTTATCAAATTATAGACAAGAAAGGAAAATCTGATCCAGTCGCTTCTTTCGATTTAGCATCTTTTTGGAAAGATTATGCTAATTACAATAAATTAATTTTAGAATATGATACTTATAACGTTGATGGTAGTATTACGGGAACAGTTTTTATAGTATTACCTGAAATTTCTTCTTTGGGTGATGATATACGTTACTCAAAACTAATTGAAACGGTTTATAACGGCGAGTCACAAAGTAAATCAGATTTACAAGAAATCTTGGAATAATCTTATAAATAAAAGGAAAAGGAATTTCAATGGCCAAATTACTATCTTCAGAAGATGGTAACCTCAATAGTAGCATTAGAATAACGACAGAGCAAAAGTATAAAGATATTGATTTAACTCTCTCGACGTTTTCTGATACCGGAGAAATTTACTTAAAAAAAGACGCGGCATCCGTAAAACAATCTGTAAAAAATTTACTGTTGACAAATCGTTTTGACAAACCGTTTAATCCAGAATACGGCGCAAATTTACAAGGGTTATTATTCGATTTAAGTGAAGGAAACAGCGATTTTGAGATTAACGAAAGAATTAGAAAATCAATTAATATCTATGAACCAAGAGCGATTATACAAGAGATAAGAGTTAACTCTTCGCCCGAGCGTAATGTTGTAAACGTTAGAATTGAATTTAAGGTTAAGAATTTAGCGTCTACTGAAGTTATAGAAACTACAATTTCAAGGTTAAGGTAATGACAACTACTATTAAATCTACAGCATTAGATTTCACAGCAATAAAAAATTCTTTAAAAGTTCATCTTCAGAACAGTTCTGAATTCGGATCTTCTGATTATAATTTTGAAGCTTCTGGGTTATCGAGTTTACTAGATGTTTTAGCGTATAATACGCACTATAATGGTCTTATTGCAAATTACGCACTAAACGAATCGTTTCTTAGCACCGCTCAATTAAGATCTTCTGTCGTTGGTCTTGCCGGAGCAATTGGATATTCTTCCGGATCTAAAGTATCTTCAAAAGCATTGGTTAATCTTAGGATTACTGGCGGACCAGCAGATACCACTATTACGCTGCCAGCGTATACTACTTTTAGCACAAGTATAGGAAATAATTCTTTTGTTTTCCAAACATTAGAATCGTTTACTGCTATAAACGATGGTAGTAATAATTTTGATTTTAAAACTTCAACGGGTTCTAGCAATATTCCCATCTATGAAGGATCTATAAAAAGAAAAAGTTTTATCGCTGGTCCATATTCTGAACAAGATATTTTTGTTATACCAGATAGCACGTTAGATTTGAATACTGTGATAGTAAAAGTTTATGAGTCTCCTGGTTCTTCTTCGTATACCACGTATACTAACATCAATCTTGCCACGACTATATCATCGACGTCTACGATTTACATTATTAAAGAAGCGCCTAATGGTTACTACGAAATTTCGTTTGGAAATGGTTCTAATCTAGGTCGAGCGCCTCTTTCTGGTGAAAAAATTGAAGTAACTTACCTTTCTACTGCTGGCGCTTCGGGAAATCAAGCTCGTTCTTTTCAAAACGGAACTTTCAACCCAGGATCTTATACAGTATCTCCTACCGTCGTTTCTGCTTCTTCTGGCGGACTTGAAAAAGAAGGTATAGAATCTATTCGTAAAAACGCTCCGTTTTTATATGCGGCACAAAATAGAATGGTAACTGCAGAAGATTATGCAGCGCTCGCTCAAAGAAATTATTCCGGATATATCCAAGACATAAAATCTTGGGGCGGCGAAGATAACGTTCCTGCAAGATACGGCGCGGTTTATCTTTCCATTGATTATTTTAATGGAGTTGATGCTTCTACACAAGAATTTGTTGAAAATGGAATAACTACACTCGCGGCAGATTTGTCTGTTGCTTCGTTTGACGTGTTTTATGCTAAACCAGTTACCACTTATGTAGAAACAGAAACCATTTTTCAATTTAATCCTAAATTGACTGGTTTAACCGAATCTACTATTAAATCAAACGTTCGTTCAGCAATTTCTAATTATTTTACTTCAAGCACAGGAACTTTTGATAAGACGTTTAGAAGATCTAATATGTTGACGACTGTTGATGCCGTCGATCCTTCAGTATTATCTTCTCGTTCTAATATTAAAATGCAACAAAGAAGATCTATTAGTAGTAATGATTATGATCAACCTATTTTGTTAGGGACGACTAAAGATTATTCTTTTATTTTTGCTGCATCTATAGAGTCTGCTAAATCTGATAGTTATACTATAACATCAACAAACTTTGTATACAATGGTCAAACCTGTTTCCTAAGAAATAAATTAGGATCGACTGATTTGCAGATTATATCTTTATCCACAGGAAAAACTATTGTTAGTAACACAGGAAGTTATGTTCCTGAAACTGGTGTTGTGAACATTGTTGGATTCAATATTTCTTCCTATTTTGGTAGCTATTTGGCAATTAAAGCAGTTCCTGCAAATCAGTCGGCGATTACGCCATTAAGAAATAACGTTTTAGAACATGACAATAATTTATCTACTGTTTCGGCAGTCGTTACATCGTCATTATAAATAACTTTTATTTAAGAGAAAAATAGTGTCTACTGGAGCAACTACTAATAATTATACTAACAATGTTTTTGAATTGTTAGATAGCGATTTATCCGATAATCGTTATTACATCGCCATTGGGTCTAACGATTTGTGGTCCGGTGATCCTCCCAGTGCAGTAGGATCTATTAGAAATTCTCATCTGGTTAGGCAAAGGTTGCATTCATACAAAAGATCGACGCTTGCTTCTTTTGTAGTCCCTCGAGTCAATTACGATAACTCAGGAAGCACTTCATATAACGCATATGACGACAACGATTTAAATTTAACTAATTTTTACGTGTTAACAGATAACGACGAAGTTTTTGTTTGTATACAAAAACCCGATCCAAACAGTAGTCAACTTTCGACAATAAAACCAACTACCGCAGCACAAGCGGTAGTTCATCCTTACAATCCAGCGAGATCTTACAAAACTTCAGATGGATATGTTTGGAGGTTTTTATACAAGTTAAGCAATCTAGCAAAAGAAAAATTTTTGACAACAAATTATATGCCTGTTAAAGTTATTACCTCTTCTGCTCCTACTATTACAGAAGAAATTCAACAAAACGCATTACAAGATAGTGCTATCGACGGAGAAATCATAAATTTTGTTGTTACTGGTTCTGGAACAGGAAATACTGTAGGTGGGCGTACCCAAAATCCGCTTACTGTACATGGAGCAGGTTTTGGCGCTGGAGCAGATTTTTTTGGATTCGGTAATTCCAACGGAGAAATGATTAAAATTCATATAGATTCTGACGGATCTGGATTAATAAAACACGGTTCTGGATACAGAGCAGCAGTCGTTTCGCCAGATAATCCTGGTGCTTCTTTTACTGCACGATCAGTTCTTGGACCCATTGGCGGTCTAAATTCTAATCCAGTATTGACTCTAAATTCTGAGAATCTGATGATTACTGCAGAAATACAAGACGATGAAGGAACAGCAGGTCTTTCTGTCGGATCAAGGTTTCATCAAGTAGCATTAATTAAAAATCCAAAAGATAGCGATGGGAACTTTATTTCCCTTGACGCTGCTAATGCTCTTAGAAAACTTACTGTTTCGAGCTTGTCGGGAATTACTGTAAACGGAACTATTACTGGACAAACTTCTGGCGCGTCAGCTCTGGTGGTCGATACCGTTATTGGTCCGCCCAATTATGTGTACTACACACAAAGAGATTCTGATGGATTGAAACCGTTTCAAATCGGAGAATCTTTAGGGTCACAAACAATAACTGCTGACACTGCGGGTTCGGTAAATCCTTTTACTGGCGAACTTCAATTTTATGATAATGTAGCAACAGTAGTCAGACAATCTTCGCAAACTGAAGATTTAAAAATTATTATAAATTTATCTAAATGCATATAGGATAAAAGATGACAACCAATAGAAACGCAACAACTTTTTCATCAACATATAAAGACGATTGGGATAAAGACGATCATTATCATCGTATTTTATTTAATAATGGTCGAGCGCTGCAAGCAAGAGAGCTTACGCAGATGCAGACCATTATTCAAGAAGAGATGGCAAGTTTTGGAAGAAATATTTTTAAAGAAGGTAGTGCAATTTCTGGCGGTGTCCCGAGTATTAATGCTCAATACCGGTTTATAACTTTATCTGGGTCTCCAAATTTATCTACAGTTCAAGTTGGTATGATCTATACTAATGGCGTACAAAAAGCCAGGGTTTTAGAAGTAGATGATACTAACGATAAAATCTATCTTGGTTATGTAGATAACGGCGGATCCGCCGTTTCTTCTTTTACACAATTTATAAATTTAGACGCTATATCAGATGAAGGAGGGGTCGGTCCAAATCTTACTGTTTCCGGAAACGGAACAGCAGTAAAGTTTTCAATTGAAGAAGGTCAATTTTTCGTATCAGGTCATTTTGTACACAGCAGTAGTCAATCGCTTATATTAAACTCTTCCAGTCCTGTAGCAAATAAAACTGTAGGATTTAAAGTCGAAGAAAATATTGTTACTGTGAATGACGACACTGACTTATATGATAATGCAGGCGACACTGTTAATAGTTCGTCACCAGGAGCGGATAGATACCAAATTTTATTAACTCTTACAACAGAAGATCAGATTGCTGCTGATGAATCTTTTGTTTTTATTGCTAAAGTTGAAAACTCTACTATTACTGAAGTTGTAGATCTCAACGATTCATATAATCAAATTGAAGATATGTTGGCTCAGAGAACTTATGAAGAATCCGGAAATTATGTAATTAAACCCTTTACGGTTAATTTTGAAGAGTTTAATGACCAATCTGCTTCAGATATGACTTTGATGGTTTCTGATGGTATCGCTTATGTTAATGGATATCGCTCAGAACAGCAGTCTCCGACGAAATTAATCGTTCCAAAACCTCAAGAAACTGAAACAGTTTCGGAAGAAGGTATAGGAGTATCTTATGGTAATTATTTTATTATTGACGGCATTACTGCGATGGGCGCAGGATCTGGCAACCTTTTCGGTAGTACTGCTGGTAATAGAAAGCATTATAAATTTTCATTATCAGGACCTACTGGAACATGTCATTTAAGGTTTCTAGAATATAGACAAGGTAAGATAAGAGCATACGTATACGGATTAAAAATTACTTCTGGAAATATTGCTGATACTACTGCATTGGTAAACAGTTCTTTAGGCGTTACGCTTTCAGTTGAACAAAACAGCGTAGGCGTCACCACTTTGTACGAATCGGGAAATAATAACGCATTTGAATTATTGCCTAGAGTAAGACCTGCTACGATAGGATCTCCAGACACAACTATTATTAGATCTCTTTCTACTGGTTCTTTAGGGAGCACTACTTATAATCTTCCTGCTGTAGCAGACGGATCTTATGTGAATCCAGATAATTGGATAGTATACAATAGCACAGATAATGCAGATGAAACATCTACTGCTAATATTAATATCACCAGTAATACCATTAGTAATTTAACTTCTGGAAAAGATTACACGATTATTTTTATGGTGGAATCGACTTCAAACAGCAACCAGGAAAGGGGTAAAGGTCTTTCTACTACTACTATCACCACCTCTTTGATTAACGATGCGAATGGCACGAAATATTTGCCTTTAGGGCAATATGACATTTATTCGATGGATTCTGTTCGATTTACGGACGCTACAGGGTCGGTTGCTACGCCGTATTTTAGGTTAGATAATGGACAGAGAGACAATTACTATGCTAAAGGTAAATTAATATTAGATTCCGATATAAATTGGAACGGAACTGTTTATGCTAATTTTAAATATTTTAATAGGACTCTTTCTGCTAATGATAGGTATTACAGTGTAAATTCTTATCCTGCAAGTATTGGTTATTCTGGAATTCCGAATCATAAATTAGCAGACGGTACAATTTTACCGTTAAGAAACGTTTTAGATTATCGTCCAGATTTTGATGAAGACCAGGATTCGGTTATATCTAATACTATATTTTCTTTTCCTAAAAATGGTACGAACGTTACGGCAGACGTTGATTACTATTTACCACGCGCCGACAAAATTTTGATTACGCAAGAAGGTGATGTTCAAGTATTGATGGGTCAACAAGCGCAAGACCCGCAATTTAAGAAAACCCCCGACAATTCGTTAGAATTGTACAAGGTTATTTTTAACGGAAACACTATAGACGAAAACGATTTGCAAGTTACGCCGATCGAGCACAAACATTACACTATGGGCGATATCGCTAAAATCGAAGAAAAATTAGATCGTCTTGCTGATTATACTGAATTTAGTTTGCTGGAACTAGAAACAAAAATGAATGCGGAGTTAGATAGCGCTGGGGACGAGAGGGCAGAATCTGGTATTTTAGTAGACGACGCTCAAGATCAAAAGTTGTCCGACGTCGGTTCTCCTGATTACTGCTCATCAGTAGATCCTGATTCTAAACTGTTTAGACCGTGTTTTGACGAAGATAATGTTAGATTAATTTTTGACGGTGCTAATAATCCAACGGCAAATAATGTTACCCGCAAAGGCGACTTAGTAATGTTGAATTTCGATTCGGATACTTGGATATCGCAACCTTTAGCATCAAGATCTGTTAATGTTAACCCAACTGGAAAAGTTGACAACATAGGTTGTTTAGTGCTTTCTCCTTCCAGCGACGAATGGAAAAATTCAAAATACGACGCTTCTTACGCGTTGCCTGGGGCGAGTCGAATAGACGTTAAGCAAGCAAGGTTGTGGAACAATTGGCAGTGGAACTGGTCAGGAAGAGTTATCGAAAACGAACACGAGGATGTTGGAGATGATTTTATTCCGTCTAATCGTCAGTATGGCGCTTTCGGTAGAAAGTCTTTAGTAGAGCGCGAAAGATATAATTCCGAGCGCGAAAAACGTCCAAGTAGATTAAGAACCGGACGATCTGTTAGAAGGTTAATTAGCACAGATACCTTTAGAGAAAGAGTTGGAAACAGAGTAATCGATTTAGCATTAATCCCTTGGGTCCGTTCTCGTTTAATATATTTTAAAGCGATGGGTTTAAAACCTAATACAAAACATGTTCCATATTTTGACGGAATATCCGTTTCTAATTTTTGTAGAGACGAAGGTTCTGGCGGATTTGTGCGTTGGTCTAAAAACAAAACCGAATACGGCAACAAGTATGACAATTTAAATTCTCGACCGAGCGACCTAGGAGCAAGTAGTGACTTAGTTTCTGATGCTCAAGGCGTTATAGAAGGATCTTTTTGGATACCGAGCGTTAGACCTACCATACGAATTCCAACGCTCGGCGCTGTCTCGAGAGAAATTAATGCGGGCACAAGATTTAGAGCAGGAACTAGAGAATTTAAACTTATTGACGCGTCTGCGCAAGATATTAGGAATGCCGATAGTAAAGCGGTTGCATACTATACCATAAAAGGCGCGCTTCCGATTAAAGTTCAAAGCGTCATTTCTACTCGATTCGGCGAGTTCAGTTTCAACGTTCCTAATGCTTCATTGAATGTCTATAATCCTTATGAAATCAGAGACGAATTGAATAATATTCCGTCAGACAATATTAGGGTTGAAGAACCGCATTTATCGGGTCAATGGGGCGCAGAAACTACAGCAATCGTTCCTGCTTCAGTATCTAATTTGTCAACTATTGTTAGTGATTATATTAACGTAAACCAACTTTTGTATGGCGGAACGACTAATCTTCCAACTGTAGGTCCTCAAAAACCTTTGGCGCAAAGTTTTTACGTCGATAATCCTTTTGGTGCAACTATGGTTGACGTTAAATTGTCGTTCAAGAGTAAGGATACTGTTTTACCCGTCTCTATTCAAATACGACCAGTAATAAACGGCAAACCATCGGAAACTCATATTGTTCCTGGTTCGTGTGTATTTAAACTTCCGGCAGAAATTACTACTTCATCTGATGCTTCTTCTGAAACATCTTTTGTCTTTGAAGAACCTGTTGTCTTGAATGCTTGGACGCAATATGCCATCGTTGTTATGACGCAATCCACTGAATATGATCTCTGGACTGCTAAGACTAGAGATTTTGTAGTAAACGGTAGCAATAACAGAATAGTTTATTCTAGAGGCACGCTAGGTAGTATGTTTTTGCCGCAAAACGGTAGGTTATATAAAGGCGAAAGAGATCAGGATCTTAAATTTACAATTACTCGCGCAAAGTTTACTCCAAAAAATGCCACGGGAACTTCGTCAACATCAAGAATTGGCGGAGCAAATGGTAGCGTAATTCTTAGGAACGCTAATGTTCCAAGAAAACTCCTAGAGTTGAATCCATTTAGAACTTCAAATGGATCTAGCGAAGTTTATGTTAAACATCCTTGTCATGGATTCCATCCTGGCGATTCTTGCCATATTACTGGCGCTAACGGTACAATTGGTGGGTTAACGGTAAATGGTGCGCAAGTTGTCTATAGAATAGATGGAGAAGGGTTTACATTTAAACCAGGCGGTAATGCTTCGACCGATGCAATAGGCGGCGGCGAAAATGTTTTATCTGACAGAAATATTCAGTATAATATTATTATGCCTTACATAGAACAACTTGTGCCCAATCACACATCAACAGATGTTTCCGCAAAATATACTACTGGTGCATTAATTTCTGAAACTACTGCCGGTAAGTATAGTACTCAGGTGTCTACAGCATCAAATAAATACAGTAGAGTTACTCCTGGATCTAACGTTTCTTTTGGAGATCGTCCTAGAGTTATCGCGAATCCTGGCATTGAAGCAACTTTCGATGGCGGAAGCGGAGCAAGTTCAGCATTAGTTAAAATAGATTTAAAAAGCGGCAACGATTATGTTTCGCCGATTGTCGACCTTCAAAGGTGTTCTTTGATTTTGGTAGAGAACTGCATTGAAGATTCCGATGGAAGAGCGTTTATACCTGTTCCTGAAACTTCGCCTAATTCAGGAGCAAACGGTTCTAGGCATATTACTACGCCAATAACTGTCGCAACCGAATCAGTTGGTTTTGTATTAGAGCATTTATATTCTACTCCTTCTGGAACGGACTACGATTTTTATTATAGAACCGCGCAGTCTGGTGAGAATATATACAATAAATCCTGGAGATATTTAAATCCTACTAATCCACAAGTTAAAGGTGATCGATATCAAGAAGCGCATTTTCTTGGCGGAGGAGTAGCAGGAAACTTAAATAGATTTAGTCAGGTGCAAGGTAAGTTTGTCATGCACTCAAGCAATAGTTCTTTTACACCTAAGATATCTAATTTTAAATGGAAATTCCTAGCGATTTGATACCCGTAAAAGGGCATCCTGGTTGGAAACGAGATAGCAGTGGCGTTATTCATAACATGAATACCACTGCTATACAACGCGCGCAGGAGAAAAAAGAGCAACGTAAGATAGAGAAAGAAAGATTGAATAATTTAGAGAATGATGTTAAAGAAATTAAAGATATGATGAAATTAATTATGGAGAAACTATGACATCTTATATTTTTGGTCGACAAAATGAATACCGAATTCGTTCATGCAGAGATTCAGATTTCTCACAAATAGCAAGTTCTATAGAACCTGCAAGCAGTAACACTAGAGCAGGGCGAATGCACCGAGCTATGTATGATAGTGACGGTTCCGGAAATTTTATAAACGGAGAATATCAAGTCCTCACTGCACAGGATATGTTTCATAAAAGTTTGATAGGAAACGATACTTATAAAGAGCGTCTATTAGTCATAACAGACTCTGACGAATCAGAAAGTATATTTTGGGCGTTTTTTGCTTTTTCTAAAAGCAATCCATCTTCTGATTTTTATAGAGGTAAACGAATGGGGTGGGGGATACCCCCAAAATTTAGAGGGAATCCTGTTCATCGAACAGGGAAACGCATATGGGATATAGTGTCTATAGATTTTCAGATAGCTATTAAAAAGCCAGATTTTTTATATCCTATGAACGAGTTATGGGGTAATAACAATTTAGATCCAATTACTGTCAAAAATAACTGGAGAATAAGACCGAGATCTGCTGTAAACCGAAACGGGGTTGGTGTTTTTAGTCAAATAAAATTGCGCGAAGAAATGCAAAGAGTTGGATCAGAAAATTTTAAAAATGACAAAACGAAATTTATAAGCGGATCTTCGCGACCGACCGACCCCATGTATTCTTACGATAGTGCGCAAAATTTTGGATTTCTTAATTATCTGCCTTATGTTTGGGATAGTTATGATTCTGCAGAGGCAGAATACCTATAAATAGAAGAGTACATTCTCTCGATTTATAATAAATGACATCTAGCGTTTTAAAACAATTTGGATCAGGCGCACTTAAAGAATTATCTTTAAATGAAGAAGATTATCTTGCGTATCGCTGCGGTGTTCGTTTAGGACAAACAACCACTTCTGATCCTGCAGCGTTAAACCTTTCTGCTGGCACCAATGTAGGCGGATTCACCAATACCGTCAATACAACTTCTGTTGGTAGTGCTGTTACAGCAACTACTTACGATACTGGAAGATTAACTAGCAATTATAGTAATAGTTTCGGTACCCCCGGATCACACACTATTAATCTATTACCCAACGGGATTGTTGGCGATCCGTATACCTTGCCATCTTCCGCCAATGTTGGCGATATATTAGACATAACAGTTGAGTCTAATTTATTTTTCAGCGGAGGGACTTCTGCAGAATTGATTCAACTCGAGGTTACGTTTGCTCTAGATGGCGTCTCTGGTTCTGGTGCTTTTGTAACTTCTTCTAGCATTACTCTGGGTTCTGGAACTATTAGCGATAACAATCAAGTGCTTACGTTTAGTAATGAAAGCACTAATAATTCTAATATTGGAGGTGATTTTTCGGTTCTAATTACCGATGCAGGAACTTTAACAGTAAATGTAACAGCCACTGCTGTTGACAACCAAGCTTCACCTGTTACTGTGTCAGATGTAGAGACAGGAAATATAACCGTATCCGGAATTACATCAGGTCCGATAAATAGTACGAATACCACATTATACCAAAGAACTGGAACGCCGACTCAAAGAGGCGAAACCGCTTGGAGAGGGTTTTTAACTTGGGATAGAAGTTTAAATGCAACAAAAGAAATGTCAGACGCACAATCTGACGTTTTAGTAAAAAGGTTGTTAAAAACGATTCATCATAATGAATATCCTGGCGTTTATCGACTATCTTCTTCTACTCCAGGATCAGATTGGTCTGTATTTTTAGCAAACTGTTTCGTGGATACTAGGGTAGACGGCACTTCTACAAATTATTCTATCTGGATAAGAAATTCTGGTGTTATTCCTACTAAAGTTAATCCAATGGTTGTTGAAAGAGACGGTCTTAATAACAATAAAGGAAAATTTTTAAGCCTCCGAGCAGCAAACGATGACATAATGTCAGTAACTTTGGGACAAAGAGCAAAACAAGTTATACAAGATAGCGGCATTGGAACTTATCAACTAAGGTCTTCTGTGCAAGGATCTCCTACAGATTCTGGCGTTTGGGTTCCTCGTGGCATTGCCATAGATACCAGAAACGAAGAAGAATATTATGATGAACAAGAATTCTATACTGCTTCTTATACTGGCGTTTATACTGGCGCTTATACAGGTCCAGTATTTACTAGCACATCTTCAGAAGCGTTTATTAGCACATCTTCAGAAGCGTTCACTAGTACATCATCGTTCGAATATGTAGGGCAACCATTTACTAGTACATCTTCAGAAGAGTTCACCAGTACATCTTCAGAAGCGTTCACCAGTACTAGTTCATTCTCATATGCAGGGCAACCATTTACTAGTACATCTTCAGAAGCGTTTATTAGCACATCTTCAGAAGCGTTCATCAGTACTAGTTCGTTCGAATATGTAGGACAACCATTTACTAGTACATCTTCAGAAGAGTTTATTAGCACATCTTCAGAAGCGTTCACCAGTACATCATCGTTCGAATATGCAGGTCCAGTATTTACTAGCACATCTTCAGAAGCGTTTATTAGCACATCTTCAGAAGCGTTTATTAGCACTAGTTCGTTCGAATATGTAGGACAACCATTTACTAGTACATCTTCAGAAGCGTTTATTAGCACATCTTCAGAAGCGTTTATTAGCACTAGTTCGT